TTACAACGCAGTTCAGAAGACAGGAAGATTAGGAAGCGATAATTTACCAGAAAGTTTTTCTGAAAAAGGACAAAGAAAAGCAATAAATAGACTGGGTGTAAATAAACCGACTTACATGCACAAAGCTCCTATTTATCAGGGTTTGACTAAAGTAAATATTGCTTCTACTGAAAAAGAAAAGAGAAGCGGTTACTTTACATGGAGAAGGGTGAGTGAAAATTCTGATCCTAATAGTTGGTGGAATGGTGGTATTGTTCCATATAAACTTATGGACAAAGCTCTTGAACAAGCTAAAATAGATGTTGTCGCGGATAGGGTTATAAACGAATTTTTAAAGGCTATTTAGTTATGATACAGATAGTTAAAATAAAAAAGATTGTAGAAAGTTGTTTGGAATATGTTCAGACTGACTTTGAAAGCAAAAATAATGAAAAGGATTCTTTCTTGTATAAGGTGTTGGGAGACACGCAGGATGGTTCTTACAACTTCTATGAGCAGGCAAAGAATTTGTTTTTGCGGAAAGAAACAAACCCTAACAACATAAAGGTATTGCTGGAATATCCGAAGGACAGAGCAGGACTTCCATCTTATGTGATTCGTGAACCGGGAAAGAAAAGTGGTATCGCTAATTCTATAGGTAAGATAGAATCTTTTATGGGTGGCGTTCCTATGTACAGAGATACAAGACAGTATGGACTGGAAATTATGTGTTTTTCTGTAAATATGAACGAATCAATTTTGATGTCAGAAATTTTGTATGCACTTTTACTTGGTTCTTGGGATTTATTGGCTTCTCAATTTCTTAAAATAGAGTTTTCCATGAAAGAACTGATGATGGAGAACCATTTGATGCCAACTCCTATTTTTATCCGTTCTATCGGATTGGAATTATCTTCGGAAGAAATAGCTCCAGGACTTGTGGATACAACTTTACTTGGAAAGATCATCTTTGGAAAGGTCAACCAAGTGGATAGTATTGCTCTTGGCAATCCAGCTATTACTGACGGACTTCCAGGAGTAGAATCGGAAATTAAAGGAAGTTGGTAGTACGTTGATTGAAAAATGATTACCTTTGGAAAACAAATTTGAAGAAGGGAGTTTATACAACCATCTAATTATTTGGAGAGAATAGAGGGAATAAAATCATATAAATTCGATGAATAATTAATTGAAAATCAATAAGTTATGAGTACATCTTTTATTTTCAATAACAAACAAATAACTCTTCCTGGCGTTTATAGTCGAATTACAACGTCAGAAACAAGCCCTGCGAGAACACTTGACTATTCAAAGACGATCATAGTTGATACTGGGGTTTACGGTGCTAACTGGTGCGGTGGTTCTGGCGTGGCTGGGGAAAACTTTCAGGGATTGGATTCTGTATATAGATTTGATACTTTGGCAGAGTTTCGTTCTTTCATGAAAGGCGGTATGTATTGGAAAATTGCAGAGGCACTTTTTACACCGGACTATTCAAATCCTGCCTCTACTGGTATTTCACAGCTTTTGTTTGTTAGAGCTGCAAAGACAACTTCTGCCACTATCACTTTTGTAACAACGGCAGGCGGAACATTTGAAGTTAAAACTTTGGACGAAGGAAAGGGAGCAAATGGTACACTTTCGGAAGCTGGCAATCTGATTACTGGTTATGGAGTTTCTATTGTGGCAGGAGAAGATGATCCTGAAAAATGGATCATGAAGTTTTACGTTGGTTCTTTTACTGGTTATGCAGAGGATGGTTATCCTATTGGAGAAACACCGGAAGATCAAGCAGCACCTACTTTAGTATTGCAGTCACCAGAATTTGACAATATCCAGACTTTGATTGATTGGGCTAAATTAGACTCCAACTTTGCTAATTTGTTTGTTTTGACGAGCAATGCAAAGAAAAAAGGTGAAGGAACTGTAGCGGAAAACGACGTAACAACGGCACTTGCAGGAAAGAAATTCGTACTTGCAAAAGACGGTACGGAAACTTATAATGCCGATTACATGACACAGGCTCTTTCTGCTATCACAGGGTTGGATTATAGTTTTGCTCTTACAGATCAGTTTGGACAAAATGCGGATTCTGCGTTACAGAAACAGTATATTGCCCACATGAACAGCCAGGCAAAATACACCCATTTCTTGTTTGTTGGAGGATATGCTGATGCTGCTAATTTCTCTAAATCACTTGATTTGGCAAAAGGCTTTAATAGTGAGCTTGTCCAGTTGGTACATGGAGGCGCAGGCATGACTTCCGGTATTACAGGTGTAAAAACACGTTGGTGGGGTGTGATGTATAATTTGTGTTGTATCTTGGGAAGAACAGCTGGAAAACCGCCTTATATTCCTGTTACAAACAAGACGATCGGTATTGACAAATTACAGCATACTTTGAGTGAAGTTGAAAAAACGAAGGCTTTGGATGCTGGTATGCTTGTGACGGTTTACAATGACTACACTAACAATTTTGTTGTGTTGCAGGGTGTGAATACTTTGCAAGATAACAAGGTGTTATTCAACTCCAATGGTCAGAGCCACAGCATTCAGTTCATGCGTATTGTCGCACAGATTAACAAGGAATTGGTTGTAAATGCTTCTATTGATTTGCTTGGACAGGAAAACGGTGTAAACGTAAATACACTGTCTGCCGGTGCAGTAAAGGATTGGACGGTTGCTTATTTGCAATCGAGAGTGGCGACAGAAGCGCAGGACAACCTATTGCTTTCGTTCAAAGACGTTCTTGTTACAAGACAGGAAGATGCTTGGTTCGTAACCTACAAGATCGTTGTGAATAATGAAATCAACAAGTTGTTCTTCACTGGTTTCTTAATTCGTGGATAATAATTCTAAAACATAGATATTATGCAGACATTTAGTGCACCTATGGCATATATCAAGATCGGCAACGAAACAGCCGGTTTTGTCAGAAATATAACTGTACAGGAACAAATCAATCGTGTGGACGTACAGGGATTGGGTAGTTTGCCTATTCAGGAAATTCCGCCTGTATCTTACAGATGTTCCGCAACTGTGGACCAGTTCTTTTTGTCTTTCAAAGCTCCGGTGGTAGAAGCAATGATTCATCGCTTGGGAACTTTACAGGAAGTACTGGACACTCTTACATTCGCAGAACAAGGTTTCTCTATCATGATCTATAAGAAATTGGTTCAGAACTTTGATGATGCCCGTAAGATGGTGACGCAGGTTGATCCGACAGGGCAGACGGTTGCTCTTTTAACTCCGTGTTTCATTGAAAATCAGAATTGGCAGTTGCAAGAGCAAAGCGTTTCGAGTTTCAACGTTAATATCAGGTACCTAAATCCCATTGTTACAGCGGAATACTGATTATTTTAACAAATAATTAACAATTAAGCAAAGCGTGGAGTAAGTTTAAAAGACTTAAATCCGCGCTTTATTAGTTTAGAGAAGAAATTTATTGTTATAGAGATGTATTAGTAGTTTTTTCTTGGATATTTCATTTTATAAATTTAGTTGCTATAGTATTAGATTTAGATGTATTATATTGAAATTCAATTATTTGTACATTGCGATACATTGGCCCAAATTTTGTTACTTTTGATATGTTTTTTGGAGCTAATTTATTCATAAACAAATAGTTAATACCGGCCCACATTTGAGTGCGAATGCATCTAAATAGTTGGTATTTTAGAAATAACGTCAAAATTCTTACTTTCTGTGCTTTATTACTATCTTTGCATATATCAACAAATTAATCACAAAACAAAGTATGAATACGAAAGAAATTACAGTAAAAGGAAGAAAGTACGAAATTCAATTTCCTAATGTAGGACAGTATTATCAGATCGAAGTAAACAAGCAGAGATTAGGGAAAGGAAGCTATAACTCGTTGATCGGTAATCCTACCATTACAGCACAGCGTGCGTTGGATATGATTGACGTTGAGGCAACATTATCCGTTCTTTGTCCGCAGTTGGTTGCGGATTTGAAGGTAAAAAGTTTCTCGGAACTTGGGCTGAAAGATTTTAAGGAGATCAGCGATATTTACATGAACGAGGTGTTTCCTTTCTTGAAAGAGGCTGAAAAAATACTTTCTTCTGTGGATTGATGAACCGGGAAGAATATAGGAATTTCGTCATAAAATGGGATAACACTTTTCCTATTGACAGGTGGTTTAGGAACAAGCACAATATTCCTTTTCTTTCGGAAGAACATAAGAAGTGTGATTTCTTTACTGAACTTATGGAGTTCGAAGAAGAAAAGGCATTTTATGAACTTAATCAAGAAAAGAAAGAAAGAGAGGAAAGAGTGCAAGAGTATATTCCCAATATCGGGGATTGGTTGAAAGCACCGGAAGGTGAAATTTTGGAACAAGATACTGCCTTCTATGAAGATCAGATGTTTAAGATGATCGAGATGGAGCAAAAGGCAAAAGAAAAAGGTAAGGAAAATGGATAACGAAAAAAGACTTAGGGTGTCGGTAGATGTTTCTCAACTTAGGTCGGTCGGGAGAGACGTTGAGAATATGCAGCGAAGAATAGTCGAAAACAATAACGACATTATTCGTCAGCAGAACGACGCACTTAACCAACTTAGGGAGCAATTGAACCTTTTGGGACAGCAAAATTCCGAAAAGGGTAGGCAGACTGCAACACCTACGCGTCCAGTTGTCCAGCCTACACCACAACCGGAAGGAGAAGATCAAGAAACTGCAACACCTACACGAAGGAGAAGAAAAAAGCAACCGGAAGCGGACATTTCGGGAGAAAGAGGTGAATCCTATCAAGATAGAGGCACGAGAGCTATCGACCTCTCGGCTTTGCTTGGTGTAAATCAAGAAGGCTTTCGTGATATTGTGGAAGCCATTTCTTCCGGTAATAGTGATTTGTCTGATATAACAAAGCAAATTCTCCAAAACGTACAAGCAGGAGCACGTGCTTTAGAGGGAATACAAGAAGGTGTCTTTTCTATTGATGAAACTTTGTACAATCAAAGAGGTACTTCTGCGGGTGGATCGGGAATACAGCCTATTCCAGTGCCCACACCATCACCAGTGCCAGCAAGAGAAGAAACACCTATTACAAGAGAAAGAAGGGAAAATGTACAAAGAGGAAGTGACAGAAGTACAGCTACTAACATTGCCACAAGAGTGATTTCCGGTGTTGGAGCTACATTTCAAAGTCCTGCTGCTATGGGCGGAGGCCTTATATCTTCTTTGGGCGGGATTGTGGGTGAAGGTCTTTCTTTGATTCCTGGTGTGGGGGGATTTTTGGGTGGTGTAACCACTGCGGTCGCCAATGTCATGGCGGGAATTTTCACTACATCTGTTGAAAAGGCTATGGAAGCGCAAAAGAGAACCATACCTTATGCGCAGACAATGGGCGTTTCCGCAGGACAAGCCATGCGCACAGCCTTTGGAGAAGGTAGTTATGCTGCTGGTGCTCTTGGAATGAATGTAGGAGAGTATATTCAAAGGCGTGCTGCGCTTATCCGTGCCGCCGGAGGAAAAGAGGGAACAGTTGCGCCCGTACCGGAAGCACAAAGTTTGATGGCTGTACAGCGTTTATATGGACTTAGTGATCGTACTGTAATGGGAATGCAAGGGGCGATGCGTTTTGCCCGTACAGAGGAAGGACAAACAGCTTCTTCATCTGCTATTATCCGTTCATTTGAGCAGACAATGAAACAGCTTCAAATTCCTCTTAGTGAGATTGCCTCTACAATGGATGAAAGTATGACTACCTTTATTCGTTCTGCTGACGATATTCTTTCCCGTACAGGTGAAATAGATGCAGCAAGCATAGCTTCTATCATGCGTGCTGTTCGTTTGCAGACCGGAATGGAAGGTAGGCAATTGGAGCGCGTACAGCAGGCTTTCATGGGACAAGGGATTTCACAAGATGATGTAACTCAAACTCTTTTGTTCCGTGCTGCTCAACAGGCTACAGGGGCGATGAATCCTTCAGAAGTTCTTGCTGCTATGGATGATTTATCAAGAGGCGAGGGAGATAAAAATATAATGAAGCGGTTTCTTGAATCATTAAAGGAGATATCGGGAGGAAGTCTTGAAATGCTTCGTCACTTGATGCGAGGTGCTTTCACAAATCTTTCTTATACGGACATCAACAAGATAACAGAGCGCAGGGATATTGATTTTGGAGAGTTCTTTGAGAAAATGGAAGAATCCAGACAAGCACTTAGGAGGCGGAACGATCCGACAAACAGATATGAACCCACTGCTGCCGAAAGAACGGTTACGTCTGGTGAAAAGATGATGTCTACCTATGAAAATAGAATGATTGGAATTGGTGAAGCAAATATAGACAGGTTGGGCAAAATGTTGAACGCCATAAATGGAATCTACAATAGCATAACGAGTTTCCCTACTGCTGTTGAGAATTTATTTACACAATATAAAGATGCTCTTGACAGGGGAGATGGAGCTACGGCAACGGCAGCAAGAACGGCTTTGCAGAATTTCCCAGGCATTATGATGGAAGCGTTTTTTAAAAAGATGATTAGATCGGAGGAATAATCTATGACAGAAAAAGACAACAACAAAACAAGTGTACCACCAATATATCCACTTCCAGCATATAGGTATTCCGCCATACAGGATTTTATTGATGCATGGCAAAAGATTATTCCCACTGGGAAGAAAAAATATACCCCGTCTGATTTATTGAAAGTAAAGAATGAAAAGGGGGTTTCCAATCTTGATATTATTTGGGGGACTTATGACAAAGAGGAACAAGCGAAATACAAAAGCGATTATGATTCCGGCACATTGCCTTACGTAAAGCAAGGGACAACTTTGTTCTGCCCGAAAGATGATACGCCATTGTCCCTTACAAAAGCTGCAAAAGAAGGACAATTTGTATCACAAGGAAGTTTCAAGGCTTATTGGGGAGAAAACTATGAAAGTCTGATAAGTGATGAAGAATATTTGCCCGATACAAGTGTAACTTCCTCACTCAAAGGGACAGGAATAAATGCTAAGATAATTTCCATGAACGTAAGGGTATGGGTATATATTAAGGCTTTGGATAAGGTTATGGACTTATCCCCTTACGTTTTGCAGGTGGTAACGACAAAATCAAAACAAACGGGAGAATTTACTATTCTCTTATCACCCTTTTATGCCAATGAAAGTTCTTTTGCTTTTGGAGAGTCTATTGTGGAACAGTTTAATCTTGTTTCTAATAGCGGAGCACAGGTCAAGTCTTTTCAAGAAAAGTTTATTCAAAACAATGATATAGTCTTTATCCGGTTTGAACGTTTAAAAAAAGAAAAATCAACGGGAGATTTGGATTTAGGAAAGCAAGTGAACTTGGAAATCCCTGTTTCTAAAATAGCTAAAAACAACATTTGGGATATGATAGGTTTTGTGGACACTTGTACATCCTCTTTTGCAGCACAAGGAAACGTAAAATCTATCACTATAGATGGAAGGGATATAAATAAACTTTTTACAGAGGATGGCTGCTATTTTATCCCGTTGCTTAACGCTACTGATACGTTTTCTCATTGGTACGAAATGAGTGAGGATAGTATTTGGTTCAAAAGGAACGTTCTTACAGGAGCTTTTTCAAATCTTTTGTGGTCATACGCAGAAAAGCCTATACGGGAGTGTCTATGGTTTATTGTAAACGTCATGTCAACAATAGGAATAGCCAAAAATAGTGTATTTGATTCCTGGCAAGACAAAAGAACAGAAGGGTATGATATTGGAGCAAAGGAAAAACGTCCTGTTAATGGCGTTTGGCAGATAGTGAAAGTATTTGTGGAGGATATTCTTGAAAAAAGAGTTCTTATCGATTCTTCTATTGCCAATCCGAACGGCACGTTATTGGAGTATATGACAAGGGTATGTCAGTTTCCTTTGGTGGAATTTTACTTTGACACCTATATTAATACGATAGATATAGTTGTAAGACAGCCTCCATTCAATAAGGATGCTATTTTGGGAGCTTATAAGAACGGGCAGTATGTGACGATTACTTCTGGCAATTTACAAGGATATGATTTGTTTTATGATACAAGAAGTTATTCTTGGTATCAGTTAAGAGTGATGGATAATCATGCTGGACAAAGGAACACAACAAGTCTTGCTTTTGTTCCTATTGTGTATTTGGATGATTATGCCGAAGTGTTTGGTAATAAGAAAATGTCTTTTACAGATCAATATTTGAACTACAAGGAAACGGACGGAGTAAACAAGACGCAGACATTATCCAATTTTCAAGAAGCAGCATTGAATGATCTTATATACATTCTGGAATCAACAGCTTATCTTCCTTTCACAAGAACAGGCACGATTACAATAAATGGTGACAGACGGATAAAGGTTGGCACTTTCGTTTATTTTGAGCCAACAAATGAATTTTTTTATGTATCCTCTGTTGTCAATAATGTTTCTTTTTTGGACGGAAATTTACAAAGACAGACCATTATACAAGTAGAAAGGGGTATGTACGTGCCAATTCTTTCCAATTCTTTCTCTTCTGTAAAGGATAGACAGGATAATGCAGGGAAAGAAAGTAAAGATGTGAAACCGGATTATTTCAAATTGGTTGATTTGACTGAAATGAAAAATGCAGTCAAAGTAGCTCAAAAAGATCAGATCGCTACACTTGTTTCTCCAAAAGTGGATAGAGATCAGTTTGAATATTTTCTTAATCGTAAGATGTTCAGTTAGTTATGGCAGGTGGAAAAGTAAGAAAATTGAATGCGTCCCCCGAAGCAATTTCATTCGGGTTCATTGTTGTTCCCAATGGAGTGGACAGGGATTTGTATGTGGAAACTTGTTTAAGGAGAGGTCGTGTTTCTGTCATGGGAAATGGGGGAGCTTTCTTTCGGGATATTTATATAACAAATGAAGTTTTGGCTAATATCGAGTTCCCGGAGAAAGAAAATGAACAAGGGTCGGCGGTAGTGATAGCGAGCAACCCGTATGACGGTGTTCCTATTGTGATAGGGAGCTATCCGAGAAATGATCAGTCTCCTATGTGGAAAGAGAATACATTCCAGTTCAGAAAGACAGTAGGGAATGTGACTGCATCCTTATCGGTTGATCCGACTAATAATGCAGTAATTGTTTCTATCAATTCTCCTAAAAAAGCATCCGTAAAGGTACTTGCTACAGGATCAGAAGAATCGGAGGTAATTGTTGAATCCACTGGAAGCGTGAATGTGACCGGAGGAACAAATGTTTCCGTAAAGGGATACACACAGATAGAGGCAAAGGTTGTGAATCCAGAAAAACCGGAAGAAGAGGAAAGAAAAGTCTCTATGGATTTGGAAAAGGTTTATTTTCATTGGAAAACGGAGGAAATGGAACAATCTTTGCAAGTGGATAATTCCGGTGTATCGGTAAAGATTGGGGAAGATGTACAAAGCACGATAACGAAAGAACAGTTAGATTTGAAAACGGGAGCATCTACTTTGAAAATGAACAACGATATTATTGAGTTCAATGGTGGGGGATTGAAAGGTCTGGTTGAACTGGATAATCTTACAAGTAAATTGAATGGTTTTGTAAATACATTCAATTCCCATACCCACAATGTTCCGGCAGGTTCATTTCTTGTTGGAGCAACGGCTGGCGTGCCAAGTCCCGCTCCTGTTCCCGTTACATCTCCCATGCAATCGGCGCAAAGTTTTGTTGCTTCTGATTATGAGAATGAAAAGATAACACAGGGTTAGGATATTGGGAAGAAATTCGTACTTTTGAACAAGTTAAAATTATAAAGCCGTGGCAGTTTTGGATTCAGTGGTAAAAACAGCGAAATCGACACTTAAAAATTTGGGTCGCTCCATGATGGCAGCGCAGTTTCCGAATGATTTTGAAGTGTATATGTGTTCTTTGGAGTTGGCAGATTCCAAAGGGAACACAATTGATGTCTTTACTTTCCCTATCAGCCCGGAGAGTATAGATAAGAGTGAACCTAAAAGAACTACGGTAGTCAACACGGCAGGAGGCATAACAGTACTTACTTCTCCTGTTTTTATGCCGCAGACAATTACGATAAAGGGAAACTTTGGAAGGACATTCAAGATTCTTTTAAGCGGTTCTGATAGCGTTTCGTTGACAGGTGCAGCTTTTAGTATCTCGGCAGGAAAGCGTTATCTCTATCAATTACAGGGAAAATCTACAAGTTCTCTCACTATGCCTTCCTTTGATGCCGGCATCAAAACGGGATATGGTTGTATCAAGATATTACAATCTATCATAGATAAAAGCAACGGAGTGGACGAGAACGGGTTTCCCATGAAACTTTTCTTCTATAACATGGCACTTGGAGAAAGCTATCTTGTTACGATTCCACCGCGTGGCGTTAATTTCAGTCAGAGTATATCAAAGAATATGATATGGGAATACAATCTTGAAATGACTGTTATAGCTCCTTTAGAAGCGGTTTCGGGAACAAGTGGTAGTAAAGGTTCGCTTTTGGAAATGTGCGCCTCTAATGTGATACAAAAGGGCATAAATGAATTTGCAAGTTCAATCTCTAAAGGTTTGTTGGGCAATGGATGATGTTTTCGAAAAATTTTACAACGTAACGGGATATGATATAAAGTCATATTTCCAGAAGTTTGTTGATTTCTGTGCCAACGATTATCCTCTTATTGTGGACTATTATAGTAATGGTGGGGAGATGGACAAGGATTCTTTTTTGCGCCTTGTGGAACTTGTGAGAGAATCGGAAACGATTGAGCCTTTGTTTATTCTGCATGAAAATACTTTGGACGATATTTCCATGTGGGATATTCTGGACAACTTTACAGAGACACAGACAAAACTTTCCACTATTAAAAGTTCTGCAAGGTGGCTTAGAAGTTCTTCTTTAGACAGGAACAATACTTTGCAGATGGAAAAGACACTTCGGACAGGGGAACGGTTTGAAGATGTATCCAGACAGCTTAACAGTACCAACCCGGAAGATGATTGGATGAATATTACAATACCGCAGTATATAGAAGAAACTGATTATTCGTTCTCTGATGGAGGAAACAAGTTCTATATCAATCTAAAGAACGCTGGGAATAATTATCTTGATACTGTTGTGGATGTACTTGTGGGAGATAATATCTTGGGACGTGACATAGATGTGAATTTTGTCTTTGAGAATGACGATTTAAAGATAGTGATAGGCGATGATGCGATCCGACAGGCTTTGGATACTATTCTTTCTTCTCAAAAAGGTGCTATACCAGAGTTTAAGGATTATGGAATTGCAAATGAGTTCATAGGAACAACGGTGAACGCAATCCAGTACCCTTCTATTTTTAAGGATGTAATGAATATGTTCCAAAGGGATTCAAGATGGGACTCTGTGGAGTTGATGGATGTAAAAAGAGAGGAAGATGCCGTGTTCCTTTCTTTGCAATGTAAAACGGTAACAAAGAAAGATTATTTAGTAAATGTTCCTATATAATTGATATTCAGATGATTACAAAAACAAGTGCAACAATAACCAATCTAAAGAATCTTTTTATAGAGATGTTTTTAGATAAGACAGCTAAGGTAAGTAATGTAGCTGACGGTTCGGTTGTGAATGCTACGGCATTCGGTGTAGCGAAAGTTGCTCAAAAGGCAATGAAGGATATTGCCATAAAGGAAGCGCAGATATTTCCAGATACAGCTACAGGCGTTTATCTGGATAAGGCTGCTGCTTTGTATGGTGTCAGCCCGCGTAAAGGTGCTTTGGGTTCTTCGACATATATAAGGGTATCTGCTAATCCAGGTACAGTATATGATACGTCTGTTACTTTTGTAAATAAAAATGGTATTCGTTTCCAAGTTGACGAAGCATTGACTGTAGGGGAAAGTGGTTACGGATATGTAAAGGTAAGAAGTATCAACGCAGGGTATTCCACAAACGTACCGCCTAATAGCATTACTAATGTTTCTCCGCAGCCACAAGGTCATATCGAATGTACGAATGAATATTATGCTATTGGAGGACGTGATAGTGAGGATGATGAAACGTTTAGAATCCGTATTAAGAACAATCTGAATATCCTTAGCAAGAATACAATAGAATACTGGACACAGACACTTAGCAACATAGACGATCGTGTCTTAAAAGTAATGAGTGCCGGTCTGGACGAAAAGGGCATATATAATCTCTATGTTGTTTCGCAGAACGGTATTTTCTTTACCGAAGAAGAACTTGATACACTTTTTGAAAGCGCACAAGGATATTTTGGTATTTCAGAACTGAATATTGAAGGGAAAGTAGTTGGTATTGGTATCAAGAATATTGATTGGTTCTATGTGGGTTCAGAAAGGGGGTTGGATTTCCGTGTTCAGCTTCAACCGGATTACGATGTGTCTACTGTGCGTCAGAACATACAAGTGAACCTTACTAAATATCTTGATTTTCGTTTTTGGACACCTGGAAAAATCGTAGAATGGGACGATTTGCTGGATATTGTAAAAAAGACCGATGGCGTAAAATATGTGCCGGACGAGTATTTCTTTCCGTATTACGATCAGCAAGTCCCGGCAAATCAGCTTCCGCGTATAAGGGGGTTTGTGATGCGCGATCAAGACGGAAATATTTTGTACGATTCTGATAGCAACCTCTCTCCGTTGTTTTACCCGTCTGAACCGGAGGATTTGTTTGTAGGCATCAACGACAGCTCACTCAACCTTTATCAAGAGGTTTATTTCAATGTGACAGATTCGGAAGGTGGCACTGTGGAAGGTGCAAATATTTCTATAGGGAACAATGCTGTTATAACAAATGACAATGGGCAAGCTATTATCCAACTTGCAAACGGACAGTATGAATATATTGTTTCCGCTTCGGGATATATCCCCGTAGAAGGAATGTTTGTAGTGTTGAACGGTAGTGTTTCCATTGATGTACAAATGGTTTTAGCTCCTTATACGGTCACTTTCCATGTGACGGACGAAAAGGGAGGGGTTGTTCCTTATGCAAATGTAATGATGTATAACAGAACAACCACTACCAATTTGCAAGGTGTGGCTTCTTTGTCCGCAAGGAACGGGAACTATCCCTACACTATTGAAAAGTTGGGATATGATGAGTATTCCGGCAGTGTAGTTGTGGATGGTAGAGATAAAGAAGTATATCCTGAATTGGAATTTAAGGTATGGACGATTACTGTCATTGTAAAGGATAAGGAAAATCAGCTTATACCGAATGCCATTGTAAAGGTGAACAATGGAGAATATCTTACGAACCAGCATGGAGAGGCGGAAATACCACTTGTAAATGGCGAATATCCTGTAACAATCGAAAAGACAGGGTATGATACTTTACAGGGGGAAATTAAGGTCAACAACCAGAATGCGGACGTTACCTTTGAGATGGATTTCTTTTTATACAATGTGGAATTTAATATTTCGCAGGTAAATCAGGGGAATCCGGCAGAAGGAGCTACAATCAAAATAGAAGGACAGCCGGGAGTATTGAATGTAAACGGTTCTGGACAAGCTACTATAAAATTAAAGAGTGGAAATTACAGCTACACCGTGCAGAAAAAGGGATATGATGATTTGACTGGATCGTTCAACGTAGAAGGACAGGATACATTTATTCAAAGAACCCTTGTATTGAAACATTATAATGTGGTTATCACTGTTCTTGACAGTGATAACAGTAGTCCGGCACAAGGAGCAGCAGTAAATATCAATGGCTCTTCTTATCCTACAAATGAAAGAGGGCAAGCTGTTGTAAGCCTTCAAAACGGGACATATCCTTATACCGTAACAAAGTCGGGATATTATGACGGCAGTTCTTCGGTTACTGTTCTTGACAGTGATAACAGTAGTGTAATAAGTTTAAAGGCAAGACTTTACAATGTCATAATGACGGTAAAAAATCCATTGAAAGAACCTATTAAGGGGGCTACAGTGGAGATAAATGCAACGTCTTATCAGACACAGGATAATGGTGAGGTGTCCTTGCAGTTAAAAAATGGTACATATCCGTTTACGGTGGTTGCCAATGGTATGGACGATTATTTAGGCGAGCTGGAAGTTGTAAGTGCAGATATTCCGTCTTTTCCTGTAAATATGGAGTACAAGAAATACGATATTGTATTTACTGTACAGACAGATGAAGGTGTTGCAATTGAAAACGCTAATATTCATATCAACGAAAAGGACTATCAGACTTCGCAGGGTGGTTTGGTAACGGTTCGTCTTTCTGACGGGCAGTATCCTTATACGGTAACGAAGGAAGGTTATGTTCAGACACAAGGTAATGTGGAAGTTTCCGGTAGCAACAAGAACGTATTAGCTCAACTTACCCCTATATCATATAATATTACGTTTGTAGTAAAAGATAACATGGCTTCGCCCAATCTTTTGCAAGGAGTGTCTATTGATATAGAAAATGAGGACAAGACAGTTACCACAAATGCGTCAGGAGAAGCGATAATCAGTCTAAAAGCTGGTAAATATACCGCTTCATTCATGAAGAACAGCTATAAGACTGAAACTCTTTCATTTGAAGTAATTGGAGAGGCTACGTTTACGCAGATATTGAAGAAGATATGGAATCTTACCTTTAAAGTGACCGCCGCAGGAAAATCAGGCTTAAAAGATGTGACTGTCAGTGTAAGTGGACCGGCCATATTAAGTGGAAATACTGTAAGTCTTAAAACAAAAGATGATGGAACAACTGATCCTGTGCAGGTAATAAACGGTGCTTATGATTGGAATGCGTCACTCACAGGATATTCGCCGGAAGAAGGAGTGGGAAGTGTTCAGGATGCCGATCAGGAGAAAGTGATAGAATTGACTTATGGATTTGAAACTACATTTACAACTTCACCAGCCACACAAGGCGTTGAAATTACTATTGATGGTAATGATACAATCACAACGGGGCAAGACGGTATAGCAACAATAAATCTTTCCACAGGAACGCATACTTACGCTTATTCAAAAACAGGTTTTTTAAACGGGACAGGAAATGTGCGAATCGAAGAAGCTGAAAAAAGTGTACAGATAACACTTGTTCCTGGAGCGACAGTTACATTCCATACAAAGGTAGGAAATTCTGCTTTGGCGGATGTAAAGATAATTGTAGGGCAAAGTAGCGCAAGGGCACTTCCTGAAACCATTGTAACAAACAGTCAGGGTATCGCGGCAATTGATCTTCCTACAGGGGATTATCAATATCAGATTCCTACTACAAGTACGGATAATCCTAATCTGGTGGAAGTGCCAAGCGGAACATTTAGTGTGGCAACCGCCGCAAGCGCCATTGAATTGGATTTGGCTGATTATGTAAAATACAATGTTACTTTCCAGACTGTTCCATCCACACAAGATGTAGCTATAAGTTTTGCCAAGGCAGAATCTCCAGACACACCTGTTGCAAGTGGAGCTACTGCTTCTAACGGCATTCTTACTTTGACTTACAAGAACGGACAGTATATCTATACAGCAAAGAAATCCAGTTATAAAGATGTAACAGGTGAATTTACAATTGCTGGTGGAGATCAGAACATAACGGTTGAGATGCTTCAAATTTCAACGGTTACATTTACTGTAAAAAGTCAAAATGATAGTTCTCCTATTGAGAATGCTGCCGTTGAAATGGTGGATCAAAGCGATTCATCTAACAAATACAAAGGAACGACTAATTCATCTGGCGTAGCTACTATGACGTTTGATAGTAGCGGGTTTGAGTGGTCACAAGATAGTGATGCGGATTTTTCCGAGGGGTTGGATTTTTACACACCCAGTGTATATACTCTTCCAACGCAAGACGTTCCATGGACTGAGGAAGAATTTAAATCCAATTTCCCTAAAGGATTTTGTGTAAATCCTATGACTGAATACAAACAGCCACCATCGGACACTGTTTCAAAATTGTTATTTTTTATTGAAGATACATTTACTAAAATAACGGGGCAATGGGATAGCAATCACAAGACATTTACTTTAAATGAAATTGTTCCCAAATCAAAGGATATTGAAGGCTATTTCTTTTGGGCGGATGCAGGTGGCATCCTTGCTTTTGGAAGATTGTTAGATCAATCTGCTAAAATAAATTTGGGTGATATAGATATGGGGATATCTGTAGAAAACATTCCAGAAAAATTTGATATTAGTTATGAAATTTCAGAAACAGGAAGTTCAGTATCAATGATTTTATTTAAGGAAGGTGTAATAGAGAGAATCCAGCTATCTAATTTTGCTTTTGACATCTCCAATAGTAGGGGGTCATATTTTGATATAAGTATAAAGCCAAAAGAAGGTGTAAATATTACTTTGGAAGATTGGAAGACTGTAAATAATGTCAAAATATCTTTCTATGGCAAAAAGGCAATAAGTTCGGATATTCCGGCTGACAAGGTTCTTTATGGGAACTATGATTATACAGTTACCCCGCCTTCTCCTTTGGAAGCGCAATCAGGCATGTTGAATGTAAACGCACCTGCCATCAACAAAGAAATTTTGATTGCAAATAATGTAGATGTAACATTTAAGGTAACTTCAAAACAAGATTCATCACTTATTTCCCGTCCCAAAGTTGGTGATTTTGTGTATGGTGACAAAACATGGTCAACTGAATTGGACGGTACTAAAACTTGTGTCGGTGTCATTACTGATGTAAGAAGCAAGGATTTTGACTTCATAGGTTTGGAAAATCTGACTGCCAGTTTTTGGACAAATTCATTCGGCATTATTCCTAATGTAGTCACCGAAACAAATGAATCTTTAGCTCTTTGTGATTTTGCAGGTAAGACAAATTCTCAAAACATCATACTTGCGAAACCAACGGAAAGCACGGCGGCACATAAGTGCGCAGCTTATTCTACAGAAGGATTTGGTGCGGGTTCTTGGTTTTTGCCTTCTTGTGGGCAGTGGGGTGTAGCTCAATTAAACAGAGTTAAGATCGACACTTCAATAAGTGCGACAATCGGTTCAGATCCATTGAGTAGTGGTTCATATTGGACTTCGACACAATATAATTCAAATGATGCTTGGATTTTTGGTTGGGTTAATGGCACAAAAGGGGGAACGACCAAAAGTAGTTCATATACAGTTCGTCCTTTCTGTACCTATGAATACAATCCTGTTCCAAACGGTGTATATATTTACGATAAAGATAATAATCGTTACACAAAAGAAGAATGGGTATCATCTGGTAAAGGAGTGTCTGCTGTATGTGGTATAGGCATTTCAACCGATACCAATTCGTTCATGGTATCGACAGCCATAAGTGCCCAAAGCTATCCTTTTGGTGGGCGAGACACTTTGATTCCCAATGTACCGTTGTTAAGTTCTGATATACCAATCTCAAACTTAAGTAAAGCAACACATGGGTTTATTTACACTGATGTGATAATATCTGCTTTAGGAATTGACAACGCACTTGCGGCAAAATATGCTAAGACATATGCGTTTGGGAATGGACAAAGTGGTTATTTACCTTCATTTGGTGAGGTAAATATTTTGTATTCTTACAAAACACAAGTAGAAGAGATTTTGAGCATGTTGGGTCTTTCTTTATGGGGGAGCCAATATATTCAAACATGTACCCAGTTTGGGCCTACTAATAACGCGGCTCTTTATTGGCAAGATGGAAAATCTCTTCAGCCAGTTAAAAATAGCAGTTTTATAGTTTTACCTTTTACTCTTCTTCCTTTGCCTAATCCAGCAATTCCTATCGAGAACGCTCTTGTAAAAATGACATCTGCATCAAACAATTATCAGCAGAATACAAATAACAATGGAGAAGCTGTTATTTCTGCTGCATTAGGCGTTGATTATGATTATGAGGTCAGTGCTGATGGTTATGTAACGCAGAACGGGAAAGTCGGTGCATTAAATGAAGCGAAAACAATTGAGGTTACTTTGCAACCTGGAAGTGAGCTTACAGTAGTTGTCCATAGGAACACATTAGACGGGGCAACTGACATTTCCGGCGTACAGGTTGTTGTGACTGAAAATAAGGAAGGAGGGGTGCAGATGGCTTCCGGTACAACTTCACAAAACGGGACAGTCGTTTTATTTGTGCCAGACGGAAGCTATAAAGTAGCTTTTTCTAAAGATGGATTTGAAAGCAAAGAGGAAACGGTTGAAGTAAACGGGAAAACTGCGCTTAACACCTTCCTTTTGCAGATATACAATACTATTAATGTTCAGGTAAGAAGAGTTGGCTCGATAAACTTTTTACCTTCTATATTGGAATTGAGACAGTCTGATGGAACAACCGTTTTGCAAACAGCTAATATAGGTGGAAATGGTTCTGGTAACTTTACAAATCTTGTTTATGGTAAGTATGTCCTATATGTTGCAGAAAGCAACAATGCAAAAGAAATGAGACAGGAAATAACTGTAAACAGTGAAGGAATGCAAGTACAAATGAATCTTATCCCTCTTTATAATCTGGTTGTAAAGGTATTGCCTTCTGGTGGCAACGTTACTTTCACTGGTTCGGATGGTGTTCAAAAACAGGCTTCGACAAATGTTTCAAACAATGCAGCGTTTTACAAGATTCCTGCTGGAAATTATTCTATTAATGTTACAGGAGATGCCGGGTTTGAACCTATCAATACAACAGGCGTAATCGAACAAACAGCCGATCAAACTGTGAATCTGGAATACACCTTATCCAAACTGAACAAGTTGGTGCAGATAACAAGCGACCAATCCAATTACCAATTAGATACTTCTTACAAATACGTTTCCCTTTTGATAGTTGGAAGGGGAGGCGAAAAATTTGAGTATTGGCAATCTTGGAATGAATTTGCATTGATGGGTGGAACAACTGGACAAATTGTGTATATTCCTAATATATTGATGTCGGATATTTCAAATGGCCAAATAAATAAAATTACATTTAGTTCTATACCAAATACAGGCAGTTGGACAGAAGGCACAGAGTATTCCATAAGATTAGGAATAACAACTTATGAATATAGAGCCTATAATGGGAAAAATAATGCTCAAAATGATGCCGATCGCCCCATGCCACAAAAAAGTAGATTGGGCAATTATTCTGTATATAATGCAAAAAGTTCCGGTGGTTTTGCTGCCCACATGATAGGTACATTCTATTGTAGTGGAAGTCCGGGAAGCCAAAACGCAAAAGAAGAAACTTATTCTTCTACAGGCCTAAGAATACAACCAGACGGTGCACCAGGTGGAGATGGTAAATATGGATTTAAAAGTTCTTATGAAGATACTGTTTTGGGAAAAGTGACTAAACCTATTCAATCCTCAGTTGTTATTCCTGTCCAATCTATTTTTGGAGGCACAAGTAAAGGTGAACTGGGATATCTGAACACTCTATCTGGACAAAGAACTGGTGCGTTTTCATGGGGAGGTGCAGGGTATGGTGATTCTTATTTCACTTCTTCAGACGGAGGAAAGACAAGAATTGCTGGGTATGGCTC